CGATGATGAAGAGCGTGGATGGGATGAAGAAAGACCATATCCAAACGAACACGCGGCACGCATAAACGAACCAGATCAATATGATGACTTTCGGCGTGAGGCCGATGCTGGCGGTTCTGGCATTGATTTTATCTATGGAATTGTAGATAATACGTCTGAAATACAATCTATCCGCTTCGATGCAGATCGGTACACCGAAGCGGAAGCGCGTGAGTGGCTGGATGACCACGACTTTGAACCGATCAAATTTGAACCAGCCATCGGCGAAAGAGGTGATGATATGGAAAACATCGAAGAAAATATTGTTGAAGACAATGTTGAAGAAGTCACAGAGGATGTGGCTCGCTTTGATCGTTCTGAAATGGTGCAACGCGCCATCGGTATGCAAGACACTGCGATTGATACAGAAAGCCGCACTGTTCGGGTTGGCGTATCATCCGAAGAACCAGTTAAGCGCAGTTTTGGATTAGAAGTTATTGACCATCGCACAGAAAGTATGAACCTTGAGTTTCTTAACTCTGGTCGTGCGCCTTTGCTGATGGATCACGATATGGAGCGTCAAATTGGCGTTGTGGAATCTGTTGAACTTGATGAAAACGCACGCCGTCTGCGTGCGATCGTTCGTTTCGGAAGGGGCGAACTTGCTTCAGAAGTGTTCAACGATGTTGTCGATGGTATTCGGCAAAATATCAGCGTGGGCTATCGTTTAGATGGTCGTGTTGAACGTGAAGACGATCCCGATGAGTATTATCGGGTGGCTACTACACCTATGGAAATTTCTATCGTTTCAATTCCGGCAGATCAGTCAAATCTAGTCGGCGTTGGTCGGTCGAGTTCCGAACCCTTAAATGAAACCCTAGAGATCAAAGGAGTTGACGTTATGTCAGAAATCGATCTTGACGCGGTTCGGGCGGAAGCCGCCAAAGCCGCACAAAAAAATGCCAAAGAAATTATGACTTTGGCACGGAAGCACAACAAAGCATCAATGGGTGAAGAAGCCCTTGGTCGTGGTGTTTCCATTGACGAGTTCCGTGGCGAACTGTTGGAAGCTATCGGAAACGAACCGCTAGACACCCCAGCACACGTTGTTGATGCGCCTGTTAAAGAACAGCGTGCTTATTCTCTTGGCAAGATGATCCGCGCACAAGTCACTGGTGACTGGCGTGACGCTGGCCTTGAGCGTGAAATGCACGATGAAATCGTTAAGCGCACCGGCAAGGAAGCACGCGGATTTTACATCCCAGACTTCGCTTTTCGTTCTGGCGTAATGACCACCGCCGCAACTGGCGCAGTAGGCACAGAAAATGTCACCGACAATTTCGTTCCAACTGTACAGCGTGGCGATATGTTCATTGAAGCACTTCGCGCAAAGCAAGTAATGGCTAACTTGGGTGTTACTTACATCGGCGGCCTTACCAATCGCATCCGTATGCCTAAGATTGCAACTGGCGCGGCGGCTGGCTTCGTTGAAGAAGCTGGTGATGTTAGCGATCAGTCTCCGACTGATGCTGGCGTAACGCTTCAGCCACGCACGCTTGGCGCAAAAGCCGCAATCTCTCGCTTGCTTGCTCTTGAGAGCGTTCCAGCAATCGAACAGGTTGTGCAAGACGATCTTCTGCGTTCCATCGCTGACAAGATCGAATACTATGCGATCCAAGGTTCTGGCTCTTCAGGTCAGCCAACAGGCATCTTGAACGATGGCAACGTTGGTAATGTTGACATTTCTGCCGGTACTGATGTTGCGGCTCTGACTTGGGCTGACATCACCGATCTGGTTAAGACTGTTGAAGACGCTAACGGCGTTATCAATCAGGCCGCACTTGGTTGGTTGTCAAATCCAAAGGTCAAAGCGAAGATGGCAAACACTGTTAAGGTTTCATCCACAGACAGCGTTATGCTTCTGAACGATCCTTGGAACAGCATCTATGGTTATCGTGCTGAATTTACCAGCAACGTACCATCTGATCTTGATCCGGGCGATGGCGGTTCAGACGCTTCCGCACTGATCTTCGGTGACTTCTCACAGCTTATGGTTGGCCTCTTCGGTTCACCATCAGTTATGGTTGATCCATATTCAGAGGGTGACAGCGGCAACGTTGTTATCCGCGTGATGCAAGAAGTTGATGTTGCTCTTCGTAACGCCGCTTCATTCGCTATCACCGATGAAGTATCGGTTGCCTAATTAACTGGTGGGCGGCTTCGGTCGCCCACCATTCCCACAGGGGGCTATGATGAAAATTAAGATTTTGGAAAAATGTTATACTGGGGATCGCGGCAATATGTTTGCTGGCGAAGAACACGATTTGCACGAAAACATTGCAAACAAGCTAATTACTCGCGGTCTTGCGGAAGCGGTTACAGAAAAGAAATATGGTCGGCCTAAGAAGAAGCTGGAAGACCGTTCTTTTGATGTTGCTGATATTGAAACGCCAGAGGACGAATAATGGCTGTTGAAAGCGCAACAGACCGTGCCATCTTCGTCAATGTCGATGACTTCGGTGTTGCGGCGACTTATACACCATCTGGCGGTGCTTCTAGCACTGTCAATGGCATTTTCGATAATGACTTTATCGAGGTTGATGCTGGTGGTGGTGTCGGTGTTGCGCTTCAGCAACCGCGCTTTCATTGCCGCACGGCGGATGTTTCTAGCGCGTCTGAAGGCGATGCGTTAGTTGTTAGCGGTGTTAATTACACGATCCGCATCGTACAAGACGATGGCACTGGGATGACGATGCTGGTACTGGAAAAGAACTAATGGCACACGTTCGCAAGCAAATCAGGGATGCGATAGCTACGGCGGTCACAGGGTTAACGACCACCGGTTCTAATGTGTTTCGCAATCGCGTCTATCCGATTGAACAGGCGAACTTGCCCGGCTTATGTATTTTTACTAGAAATGAAGCCGTTGTTTTTGATACAATGACACTGGCGAGATCAATCGCTAGGAATTTGGAAATTATGATTGAAGCGTATGTTGTCGGGACTTCGAATTATGACAACACGCTTGACCAGATTGCCGTTGAAGTTGAAGAGGCTTTAGCGGTAGACGTAACTTTAGGCGGTCTTGCGAAGGACGTTATGGTTACGGCTTTTGAGGCGGATTTTAGCGGTGATGGTGAACAGCCTGTCGCTATTGGTCGCTTCACGGTGATGGTTGAATACCGCACCAAAGAAAATGATGTGGAAACTGCCAGCTAACAGGAGTTGATTATGGCAACATTCAAAGGAAACGATGGAGTCGTTAAGATCGGCTCTGACTCAATGGCAGAAGTTATTAGCTTCACCGTTGACGAAACTGCGGAAGTCATCGAAGATACATCGATGGGCGATACCGCTAAATCTTACAAACCTTCTTTCACCGATGCAACTGCAACGATTGAAACCTATTTCGATGATACCGATACCGCGCAGACGAACTGCACCGCAGGATCGTCCGTAACGGTTAATCTTCAGATGGAAGGTGATACCACCGGCGACCATCGTTTGACTGGCTCTGGCATCGTTACAGGCCGTTCTATCGGTGTTTCTCACGATGGCATCGTGACTGCAACTTATAGCGTGCAGATTAGCGGTGGCCTGACTGAAGACACAGTATCATAAGGAGATTTCTAAATGTCACTGGGGAAAGAAATCTTAGATCGCGTCAACAATAGACGGCAACGGAATGTTATCGAAGTTCCGGAATGGGGTGAAGATGATGCTCCGTTGCTAGTCTATGTTTCGCCATTAACGATTGGCGATATCGACAAGTTACAGCGCAAGCACAAGAACTTTCTTGTCGATATGCAAGTTTCTGGTATGGTTGATATGATCATTATGAAGGCCGAAAACAAAGATGGCGATAAGTTGTTCACGCTCGAAGATAAAGTGTATCTTATGAAGATGGACTTGACCGCCATAGCCAATATCGCTGGTAAGATGATGAACAGCATCGATGGGATAGAGGCGCACGAAAAAAACTAACTAGCGATCACTTGCGATTTAATGTTCTTCAGCTATGTGATCGCTTACACAAGACACAACCGGAAATAGAAGAATTGACGGTTGATGAATTGAACGAGTGGTTCGCTTATTTTAGGATAAAAGACGATGGCAGATCAAAACCTCAAAATCAGAATCCAAGCCATCGACACCACACAAAGAATATTCAAGGCGGTCGCTAGCCGCCTTAATTCACTTCGTAAGACTGTCTTTAGCTTCCGCACCGCGCTGGTATCTCTAGCCGGTGCTGGTGGCTTTGGCTTCCTAATTAAATCATCAATGGACAGCATCGATAAGATCAGCAAGCTATCACGCACGCTAGGTATTAGCGTTGCAGACTTGCGAAAGCTAGAATACGCGGCTGATCTATCTGGGCTATCTGTTGACACGGTTGCGCGTGCTGTTCGTAATTTGAACCGCGTGATGGTTGACTTCCAAGGCGGAACTGGCGATGCCAAGGACGCATTTGACGCGCTTGGGATTACTAGCGATGATCTAAACGCGGTTATGGGCGACCAGTTTAAAGTGCTGGAACTTCTAGCAGATCGCTTTGGCAATGTAGAGAATAGCGCAGTCAGGTCATCTATCGCACAAGACTTGTTCGGCGGTCGCGCGTCTGAAATGCTTCTGGTCTTAGAAGAAGGCGCGGAAGGTTTAGCGCAGATATCTGATGAAGCAGAACGCTTCGGCCTATTGCTGTCAGCAAGCGCGGCGAAGGGCGTTGAGGACGCTAACGATAGCTTCACGCGCTTGTTCGCCTTGTTCAAGGGTTTGCGCGATACGGTTGTTTCGTTTCTTGCCCCAGCTATTCAAATGGCGGTTGAGTCAGCGCAAAAATATATTGAACAATTAATTAAATCCTATGACGGTGCTGGTGGTATTAAAGCATTTGCAAGGGATATTAGCCTTTCGCTTGTGAGTGCAATTCAAACTTTTGCCGAAACGATGGCTTTCATTATTAATCTATTAGTTGGCGCGATTAACGGATTAATCAACGTAATTAATTTTGTAACGGAAGCATTATTAAGAACGACTATGAGTACCGAAAGATACGCTAAAGTCACTAAAGATGCTTTGTATTATGTTGAGTCTTTGCGCGATACATTTGGCGATATTAACCCACGCGTTCAGGGTCTGATAAAAAGATTTGAAGAGCTTGCCAAGGCAGAGCAACTAGATGTTGAAGCAATGAGGGAGTTGGGGAAAGAAGCGCAATATCTATATGATAATTTTAACAATCTTGGGCTTAGTGGATTTGAAACTGCAAATGCTCTTTCCACTATTAGTATTCAAGCGGAAAACTTAACAAATGGGTTTGAGTTACTTGGCACATCAATTAATAATATTGGCTATCTTCCAGATGATTTTGAAATTCAATTCACTCACGTTAGAGATGCTATTAACGGCGCATATGAAGCCGGTCAAGACTTAAACGATGTAATGAATACTGGCACAGACAACAGTTACGAGTTCGGAACTGGTCTAAAAGAACTTGCGAAGAACGCGCGTAATTTCGGTAAGAATATGGAAGATGTTGTTATTCGCGGCATCCAATCGTTTGAAGATGCGCTTCTAAGCGCAGTAACCGGCACGATGAAGTTAAAAGACGCGTTTAAGCAAATGGCGGCATCGATTATCAGCGATATTATTCGGATGACGATACGGATGCAGATTAGCGCGCCGATAGCGGAGTTTCTTGCTGGTGCGATGCCATTTGGATCAACCGGCGGCACAAGCAAAACTGGCGCAAAAGCAATGGGTGGTTCTGTTGCGGCTGGGAAGCCATATATGGTTGGCGAAAAGGGTGCGGAGCTATTTATTCCCGGCGGTTCGGGAACGATTATCCCAAGCAACCAGCTAGGCGGTGGTGGCGCAGTTGTGCATCAAACCATTAACATTTCAACTGGCGTATCGCAGACCGTTCGCGCTGAAATAATGAACCTGATGCCGCAGATCGCAGAAGGCACTAAAGCGGCTGTACTTGACGCTAGGCGGCGTGGTGGTACATTTGCATCAGCATTTTCTTGAGGTGACAGATGACCATATCATATCCGCTAACACTTCCAACCGCTTCGGGCATCGCTAGGGTAAATCTTCGCGCTGTTAATGCGGTTGCGATTACAGAAAGCCCATTCACATTTAAGCAACAGGTCGTTCAACACTCTGGTCAACGCTGGGAAGCAGAAGTCACAATGCCGCCTATGCAACGCGCAGATGCTGAAGAATGGATTTCGTTCTTGCTGTCGCTTAATGGCGTTAAGGGGACTTTCT